TCAGGGGGCTTCGGCCCCCTTTTTAATTCCTGACTGATTGTTCCACATGGAACATCAGACACTGGCCACGACAGGAGACTCACATGGCTACTACTACTTTTTCAGGTCCAATTAAGGCAGGCACTATCCGAGATGGTGCAGATGCCAATGTTGGCTTTGTTTTAATGGCGCAGAGCGCCAATGTTGTTTTTGGCGACGATGGATCAACCACTGTTGTTGCAACAGTCCCAGCAAACAGCCAGATTTATCAGATCGCTGTCGATGTAACCACGGCATTTAACGCGGCTACTACCAACACGTTTGATCTTGGCGATGGAACCACGGCAGATCAGTACGCAGACGCGCTTAACGTAAGCTCTGCGGCTCGTGTTCTGGCTACATCTGACGTAAGCCAGATCGGCAACCTGATTGATATCGGCACCTCTGATGTGGATGTGACGGTTACTTACAATCAAACCGGAACCGCCGCAACTGCTGGCGCCGCCACGGTCACTGTTCTGTACATCCAGAACAACAACCTGTCTTAATGATGCGGGGCTTCGGCCCCCTTTTCTTATTTTGAGGGATATCGTGTGAATAGCTTATCTCAGATACATCAAGGCCATCGTCACGAGAGCGGATTTGTTGCTCTTGGTCGCCTTCGTCTCAAGGAGTTCAGCGTAGTAGGTTCAGCGTCTGCCGGTACGCTTGTTGTGTTTGACACGGATACCGCACCAGAAACTGGCACTTACGCTCAATCTGGAACAACGGTCACCGTGACTGATACAGGCCACGGTCTTTCTACTGGCGATGTTGTTGGAATTAACTTTGCCGTGGGCACAGGTGGAACCGCACAGCCGGGTAACTACGAGATCACAGTTACAGACGGCAATACTTTCACGGTCACCATGCTGAACTCTGACACAATAACGGGAACACCGGCATGTCAGTATGTTTCAAATAGCGGCGCCAACCAAAAGTCACCGAAGCGTTGGATAATGTCCAAGCACACTTCTGCGGCAGACACCTTCGCCAATGTCTTTCACGTACCAAATAGTGGCTTTGTTGCTAAGAATGGGGTGTATTTCTTTATGGAAAATCTCACTGAGGCAGACGTATTTTACGAGGTGTGACATGCGGATTTACTACAAGACGGGCGGCAAAACCGAATCGAAAGTAAATCAATCTGGCAACTACACCAAGCCCGGAATGAGAAAGCGGCTCTTCAATCAAATAAAATCCGGCGGAAAAGGCGGCAAGCCCGGACAGTGGTCTGCCAGAAAAGCTCAGATGCTGGCGAAGAAGTACAAGGCCGCTGGCGGAGGTTATAAGGACTAATGGCTGTCAAGAAGCCGCAGAAGTCGTTGAGGAGCTGGACTAAGCAGAAATGGCGCACAAAGTCTGGCAAGCCTAGCACTCAAGGGCCGAAAGCGACTGGAGAGCGATATCTGCCAGAAAAGGCAATAAAGTCTCTTTCCTCCAGCGAGTACGCCGCCACCTCACGAAAGAAACGGCAGGATACCAAGAAGGGCAAGCAACATTCCAAGCAACCTGCAAAGGTTGCCAAGAAGACGGCTAGGCACAGGAAAAAGGCATGAGATTTTATAGCAAAGGGGGCAGGGTTGATAAGAAGTCGATGGCTTGTAATAAACCTCGCAGGACGCCAAATCACCCTAAAAAATCTCATATAGTAAAAGCCTGTGAGGGAGGCAAAGAAAAGGTAATTCGGTTTGGCGAGCAAGGGGCCAAAACGGCGGGCAAGCCCAAGAAAGGTGAGTCAGCTCGCATGAAGGCAAAGAGAAAGTCTTTCAAGGCAAGGCATCGAAGAAATATTAAGAAAGGGAAGATGTCTGCGGCTTATTGGGCTGACAAGGCAAAGTGGTAACGATTCATCGAGTTGTCTGGAGAGATGCGGTAGGCGGCTCCAGCTCAGGATGGAGGCCACTGTCAGAGTTAAAAGATCAAAGCGTTGCAACAGTGATTTCTTGTGGCGTAATAATTCATGAGGATGAGGAGAAGATAATTATCTGCCCTCATGTCATTGTTGAGGATGATAGGGTAATCGAGGGCGATGCTGAGATAGCAATCCCAAAGGATTGGATAATCTCCAGTATGAAGATGGCCACGTTCCCACCCGGAGACTAGGAGCTAATAATGGTTATTAGTCGAGCACAGACTGGAAAGCAGGTAAAGAATGCGCCTAGCTCCAAGGTCAAGAAGGTGATGAAAGAGTTTAAGCAGGGCAAGCTGAAGTCTGGCGGCTCTGGCAAAAAGGTAACAAAGAAGAAGCAGGCTATTGCGATTGCCCTTTCCGAAGCTGGCAAAAGCAAGAAAAAGAGTAGGAAGAAATCCTGATGGCGACAAGCGGAACTTACAACTTTACTCTTGACTTGTCAGATATTGTAGAGGAAGCATTTGAACGCGCTGGGCTTGAGTTACGAAGTGGATACGATTACAAGACTGCTCGCCGTAGCCTTGATCTTCTTATGCTTGAGTGGCAAAACAGGGGTCTTAACCTCTGGACGGTACGCGACACGACAATGGCGCTGGTTGCCGGAACATCATCGTATGATTTGACCGGAGAAAAGCTCGACATTGTTGAGGGGCTTTTGCGAACTGATGCTGGAGACACATCAAAGCAGACAGACCTGACCATGCAGAGAATCTCTGTTAGCCAGTATGCCCATCAAACCAACAAGCTGACAGAGGGGCGCCCTCTCCAGTTTTATGTTGAAAGGAAGCCAGCCAATATCACGCTTCATTTCTGGCCAACGCCGGATGCAACGACGAGCTATACGTTTGCGTATTACTATATGGAGCGGATAGAGGACAGCGGTAAGCCCGGATCAAACAACATGGATGTTCCTGATAGGTATCTTCCGTGCCTTGTTGCCGGACTTGCCTATCAGATAGCAAGCAAAAGACCTGAGGCGATGGGCTTGGTCGGCCAGCTAAAGCAAGTTTATGAGGAGCAGTGGTCTCTTGCGGCAGACGCATCGAGAGAGAAAGCGGCTCTTTATGTCACTCCCGGCGGGTATAACTACCTATGAGTAGCTACACAACTGGCAAAAAAGCATTCGGGTTTTGTGACAGAACCGGCTTTCGCTACCCCCTAAGAGATCTTGTTCGTCAGATTGAGGACGGGCGATGGAATGGTCTCTTGGTAGGGCGGGATGTTGTTGACCAAGATCAGCCGCAGTTAAAACTAGGAGAGATCAATGCGAGCGATGCTCAAGCGCTTAGAAACCCTAGACCGGACAAAGATCTTGTCGAAAGCAGGGCTTTATCTGCGTGGAACCCTGTGGGTGGCGGTAATAGTGATTTGGGTAGTCGCACTGTGGGGCTGGACATGGAAGGCATGGTTGGGCGCGTAACGGTGGAGACGAGTTAATGGCATTCACATTTACAACCCTGAAGCAGGCCATACAGGATTACGTTGAGTCCAACGAGACCAGCTTTGTTAATAACTTGTCACTGATAATAACTCAGGCCGAAGACAAGATTTTAAAGAACGCCCAGCTTCCCGCCTTTAGGAAGAATGTAACCGGCACCCTGAGCGTTGGAGATCAATACTTGGCGGCACCGACAGATTTCTTGTCGCCATACTCATTGGCCTTGGACAACAGTGGGTATGACTACCTTCTATTCAAGGACGTTAACTTCATTAGACAGGTATATCCGTCAAGCGGAACGCAGGCGACGCCAAAAGCGTATGCCATATTTGATGACGACTTCTTTATTGTTGGCCCAACTCCTGATCAAGCTTACGCGGTAGAACTTCATTATTTCTACAAGCCTGAGTCGATCACAACAGCCGGGTCAGGGACAAGCTGGTTAGGTGATAACGCGGAGTCAACTCTTCTCTATGGATGTCTTGTCGAGGCCTATACTTACCTGAAGGGCGATCAAGACTTAATGCAGTTGTATATTCAAAAGTACAATGAGGCCTTGGTCCGTCTTGAGGAGCTTGGCGAGGGCTATAGCACAACTGATAGCTATCGCTCTGGGAGCGTCAGAAAAGCCAGAACATGACGGACTTTTGTAACAGTCAGACGGGTTTCGTCTCCGTATCAACAACCAACAACAGGGGGTTCACCCCTGAGGAAGTTGCGGAAAGATGCCTAGACAAAATCATCTCTGTTTCGTCAGATGCTAATCCGGTGATAAGGGATCAGGCCTTAGCGTACAGGAATAACATAAAGGCGCTTATTGTCTTTTACATGAAAGAAGCGATAAAGAGCGACAGAACGACCATTTTCAACGCCCTCATAGAAGCGGGGCAAAAAGACTTAGCGGAAGCCGTAAGGAGACTCTGATGGCATTTACTGGAAACTACATGTGCACATCTTTCAAGCAACAGTTGCTTCAGGCACAGCATGATTTTACTGCCAGCACGGGAGACACTTTCAAGCTGGCTATGTATACAAACTCAGCAACTTTTGACGCCAGCACAACCGACTACACAGCGACCAATGAGGTAGCTGGAACGGGTTATTCTGCCGGTGGCGGAACCCTGACGAACGTCACGCCTACAACCTCGGGAACAACGGCGCTTACTGACTTTGCAGACTTAACTTTTAGCAGTGCAACGATCACAGCTAGGGGCGCTCTTATATACAACACGACAACGGGGGCCGGAACCGGCACGACCGACACCGTCCTTGTTTTAGATTTTGGGTCTGATCAGTCATCCAGTGCGGGGGACTTTACGATCACTTTCCCAACTGCGGATGCGTCAAACGCAATTATTCGGATTGCATGATTTATGGCGCTGGTCATTGCGGATCGCGTCAAAGAGACAACCACCACTACAGGGACGGGTGCGTTGTCCCTCGGTGGCGCAGAAACAAACTATGTGGCATTTTCTAGCGCTCTTGCTGACGCAGATACAACGTACTACGCCATAGTTGACTACACCAACAATGATTGGGAAGTTGGTCTTGGCACCTACGCAAGCGCAGGAAATACCCTTACAAGAACTACGGTTTTAGCCTCAACAAATGCCGGGTCTGCGGTTAACTTGTCAGCAGGAACTAAGGATGTGTTTATCACATATCCGTCTGGCAAAGCTGTTTATGAAGATGCTAGCAACGATGTCCGTCTTGGCGGGAATCTTTATATATCAAACGGCGCCGGCATTGAGGAAGGTGGAACGTCCTATTTTACAGATTTTGTAGCGGCATCAAGCAACGGGACAGATGATGATGGATTGCTTGCGTTCTACGGCGGCACTGACTATAACCGAGGTGCTGGGGTTATTGTCTATGGCGATGATCACGCCACTAACGCTAATGAGATTAGGTTCTTAAACGGAGCATTTGTAGAGCGATTCGTTATAGAGGCTGATGGCACGGCTAGCTTTCAAGGCGGCATAAACGAAAAGCAGTACAACCTAACCGGGACGGACATAGATCCCACAAACGGAACGATTCAGTACAAGACTTTAGCCGCAAATACCACCTTTACAGAGTCTCTCGCTGACGGCGACTATGTCATACTGATGATCGATGACGGCACGGCATACACTGTAACGTGGCCCACCACCACATGGGTCGGCGGCTCCGCGCCCACGCTTGAAACGACGGGCTACAACGTCATCAACTTGTGGCAAGTAAATGGCGTTTTGTACGGGGCTTCTGTCGGTGCTACTTCATAAGCTCTTGATGACAAAAACAAGCGCCGCAGAAATAACTTTTGTTGGCGCTACGTCAGCAACAGACACATCATCGCCTAGTTTTAGCGCGATCACTGATCTTCAAGAAGGGGATTTAGTCATTACTTATGCCTCCAGAGGTGCAGGCTCTTTTACATTGTCTTCATCTGGTTGGTCTGGATGGAACAGCAACTTTCCGGCGTCAAACAGCAACAACAGCATTACTAATATCCCTGCATACAAAATCATGGGTGCAACTGTTGACACGGGGCAGTCGTACACATCAAATGCTCAGGCATGGACAGCGGTTGCGTTTAGGAACGCGACGGTTGATAGCCCGGAGGTCATTAACTTTGCAACGGCAACAGGAACGAGTTTAAGTCCCCCGTCTATTTCTATAGCAACGGATGGCAGTGCGTTAGTCCAATTTTGTGCAATAGATGACGATGCCTCGTCCCTTACACCGTCCACGGGGTATACAAAAGCGGCAGAGGCACAAAACGCTACCAACGGTAGTAATGCGCTGACTTACAAATTAGGGCTTTCTGCTGGCACAGAAGCCCCTGCTACCTATAGCTGGTCAACGTCAGACGCGCAACTCTATAGGGCGCTTCGTATAATTCCGTCATCATAAAGAGAGGATAGGCACATGCTAGGTTTTACGCCATTATCCGCATTGCCCCTCTCGGACGCGCCAAAAACTGTCAGTGTGGCAGTTACGGGAGTTGCCGCGACAGGTCAGGTCGGCACGGTAACCACCGAAGTTACTGCGAATGTGCCTGTTACAGGCGTGGCCGCTACTGGTCAGGTTGGGTCTGTAGCGGTTTCTGGCCAAGCCAACGTTTCGATCACCGGACTCTCTGCAACAGGTCAGGTTGGTTCGGTAGCGATTTCTGGAGATGCGGTTGTTTCTGTTACCGGCGTCTCCGCAACAGGACAAGTTGGCTCTGTCACAATATCTGCCGGAACCGGGGCTTCGGTTCTCGTTACCGGACTCTCTGCGACAGGCCAAGCTGGCTCGGTAGCAGTTTCCGGTGATGCTAACGTATCAGTTACAGGTGTAACCGCTACAGGTCAAGTAGGATCGGTCACTATAGCGCTCGGGCTAACCGTTGCCGTAACAGGAATATCTGCCACCGGCCAAGTTGGTTCCGTGACAGTAACAAGGCCTGCCACGGTCAATGTCACGGGGGTTGGCGCAGAGGGGCTTGTAGGCAGACTATTTTTCTGGACAAACATAGATCCAGATCAAAACCCAAGTTATTCTGAGATAAATCCATCTCAGTCGCCGGTATGGGTAGAAGAATCGCCGTCTCAATCAGCGTCTTACTCATCCATATCGCCTTTACAATCACCGAGCTGGGTAGAAATAACCCCCTCTCAAAACCCAAGTTATGAAGAAATTGCCGCATAAAGGAATCCTGAATGCCTAGTTCATATACAACCAATCTCGGCATAGAGAAGATAGCGACCGGAGAGCAGTCCGGCCAGTGGGGTGACACAACAAACCTCAACTTTGACATCATCGATCAGGGGATAAACGGCATTGCCCAGACAACACTGTCTGCGGCGGGGTCGTCCGGTTCCCCTAATACACTTCCGATAACAGATGGCACTCTCTCTGTAGGAAGAAATGCGTTTATCGAGTTTGTGGATGGCGGTGACTTAGGTGCAACAGCCTATGTCCAGCTAACACCAAATGATGCGGAGAAGGTGGTTTATTTAAGAAACAGCCTGTCTGCCTCTC